AAACGGCATAGGGACAATACCGGCAGATAAACGCGTTACGGTTGGCATTGAGAAGGTACAAGAGCGGCTAAAGTTGCAGGGCGATAAAAAACCACGGCTTTATGTGCTTGAAGATTCCTTGGTAGAGCCGGATAAAAGCCTGGTTGACACCTATAAGCCATACAAGATAGAAGATGAATTTCAGGTGTACACTTACCCCGAAGGTAAGGACGGTAAGCCAGTCAAAGAGGAACCGGTCAAGGCTTATGATCACGCAATGGATGCGTTGCGCTACGGCATCATGTTTTTTGATGGCGGATTAAATGTGATGATTCCATTTGTCCAAGGCAAAGCCAGAGGATGGTAACGTAAACGAACCCACGGCTAAAGCACGTGGGCTTTATCCCTGGCGCTACTGTCTGGTTGGACAGCATCCGGGATGTATGGCCGGTTTACGGCGGCCCGGCGACTAATGTTAATCGCCGCGATGTGATCGGCAAGTCCAGAGTAACTGCACGAAACACAGGAGAATTTTTCTTGAGTAGGACGATTCGCTTTAGCGATATGACCGCAACAAGGACATTGGCGCGAAGTGTTGCGCGGGTCAATCGCCACCACTTTCACGCCGACTTGTTTCGCTTTGTATTCGATAAAGTTTCGCAGTTGGAAGAACGACCAGCTATGCAGTTGCGCTCTCTGTGGCTTTCTAGCCGTTACCCTTTCGCGGATGTGCGTCAGTTCCTCCAATGCAATCACGCGCTTAGTGTCTTTAGCCTTTTGCACAATGCTTTTACTGATCTCGTGGTTGGTGTGGGTCGCGAAACGACGTTCTTTGCCAGACAGTTTGCGCAGACGCCGCCGCGCCGAATGCGTCCCTTTGCTTTGCAGTTTGGCGCGCAACCGGCGATGGCGAAAACGCACGTTGTTGACCGTATTGGAGGACATCACATCGCCGTCACTATCGACGGCGATGTTTTTGACACCCAAGTCAACACCGAGCACGCCCTCAACGTCGATGGGTTCCGGCTCGTCAATGTTGCATACAGCGAAAAGATAGAAGAAGCCGCGAATATAGCAAAGGTCCGTTTCGCCTTGCTGTGTCTGCAACAACTGGAACTGACGTTCGCCGCACACAAACGGGATAGTTTGACGACCGTCAACCGTCCAGATCGAAACGGTCTTAGTCTGCAAGCGCCAGTTCAGCACGCGGTCATCATAGGCGATACCGCCCAACGGCTTGAACGTGCGTTTCGTTTTCTTATCGAGTTTGTAGGCGTCGGCTACTTTGGAGATGCAACGAATAACCACCTGAGCAGCCAAGTTGAATTGTTCACGCGCTTGGGCATAGACCAGCTTATGCAACTTGAATTGGCCAAAGGTTTTGGTTCGCCAAGCTTGGTCACTCATCCAGTTGCACGCAGCGTTAGCCGTCTCAAGGGTTTGCTTAAGCAGTTCTGCCTGCTCTTTGGTCGGTTGCAACTTCACTTTTGCTGTCAGTTTCATAAGGAGAAGTATAGCACAATGGTTCTATTTTTCAAAATATTGAATAGCCTTGAAACAACATCCAACGCCAGTAGGCGTTGCGCCATTCCTCCCACAGCTAAAGCAGTGGGTCTCCTGGCGGTATCTTTATGAGTACTTAGCGAACATCGAAGAGGATGACGACAATAATTTGCCAGACCCTAAGCCATTTGGGTTCAGTAGTATTGCGACTATGTTGTCAGAAGCGGTCGAAGTTATGGAGCAGCAGGCAGAATCTAATCGTGAGTTGCGGCGCAAATTGGATAAAGCCGAACAACTCGCCGCAACCCGCAACGAAGACATAGGCCGGTTGCAGGGCGAACTCAAGCAAGCGACGGCGCGCATTGCCGAGCTTGAATCGCAACTACAACAGGCGCAAGTGTCCGAGGCTGATTACATGATTTTGCGCAGCGCTAATGCTGACCTAAAAGAGCAATTACAGACGGCGCAACAGTGGCAGCCAGTAAGTGATGAGGCATTATGCTTTGACACAGCCGATGGTATTACGGCAAGCGCAAGCGGTAAATGGCTACGGTGCGAAGATTTTGCCGACAAGACGCACGTTGATATTTTGTTACCCGACAACATCCGCCTGTGTCGCAAAATCCAGCCCGCCGCATAACCCAAATAACCCAAACAACCGCATACCCCCACCAACCCGCCTAACAAGCGGGTTTTTTGTTGTGTCAATTTTATCGAACCGTAAACAATTCGTAATCAAAAGTAACGTGGATAGTCATTACGCAGCCGTTTAGCTGCGTTTTTCGGTCATGCAGCCGGTTGGTTGCATGTTGACACAGCAAGAAAAGTATGAGATAATTCAATGGCAATTAAATGGACATTGAAACAAGGGGAGGACGCCATAGACGCCAAAAAGAGTAACGCAGGGAGGAAGAAATTACCACCTGGGCAAAAGCGAGAAGGAAAGCACGCTTATTTGTATGCCCATCTGATTGAGTGGATAACGACTATCGGAAATGGTAATTTCTCAACTGGAATCGAGATAATCGCCAAAAGAGCAGGATACAAGGAACCAAACGAAGAATCAAAACCGATGGTAACACGCAGACAGCGACGCCTAGACAACGAACTGCCTGCGTGTGTTCTGGAAGCAGCCTAAATAATTAAACCGCCGCCGCCACATATTCTAGCGGTGTGCATCGAAAAACACAAGGAATCTACACCACTATGAAAACAATCTTCATTTTTGTTGCCGGTTCGACATTCCCCGGCATCATCAATCAAATCACAGCCCATCCGCAGATTGTGGATATTGCGCTCGGCATTCTGCTTGGCGCATTGCTTGGCTTGTTGGTCGCAACTGTGTTCGTCGGCCCGACGCCAACGCCAAAAGTTGTAACCCCAAAGGTTAACAAAACCCGCAAGACAAAGCGCATTATTGAGCAACCGGCCAAAGCGCAATATGGCTTAAACATATTCAATTACACGCCAACGGAATGGGGGATCGCCTAATGAAGTATATCTATGGATTAGTTGACCCACGGACACGCCAGATTCGTTACGTTGGTCAAAGTAATGACCCTGATCTCCGTTATCAACAGCATGTGACCACCATAGAGGATACCGCTAAGGGCATATGGATTCAAGAATTACGCATGATAAACCAAATGCCTGATTTCATCCTGATTGATGAGTGCGAAGACGGTGAAGCGTTTTACTTAGAAAATTGGTGGATCATCTTGGGTCGCCGCCAAGGATGGCCACTGACGAATGGTACAGCCCCAGGCGAGTGGCGAGTACAAGAAGACTTTAAGCAAATTTTCGATAGTCATTTAAAGGCGATGGAAACAGAGCATCGTCAAATGTTAGAGAAAATAGAGACGGATGCCATACGTGCCGCCAGACTAGCGGAAGCCCAGAAATGGGTAGGGAGAACATACTTTTTCCCTTATGCTATCCTTATTGTTTGTTGCTTATTCAACGTTTACGCAACAATCGCCAGATCATCATTTTTTCATGTTCCTCTATCAACATCAATTCTAGTGTCTAGTATCTGGATCATTGGGTGCATGATTCCGTATACGCATCGCGTGGCTAGACAAATAAATAATACAGATTGGCTGCTAGAGCTTGACTTCTGGATTATGTTTTTTGCCAACATGGTGGCCGGAATATCATTTATCTACGAGATGGGGGCAAGCTGGAAATGATCGAAAAAGTCACCGCATTTACGGAAGGGTGCGAAGAGATCACCGAGGAGTTGACTCGTAGTGCTGGCATCATCGTCACTAAAATCACACCGTTGCTCGCGCCAGTCGCCAGCGGCCTATGCACTCTATTTGCGTTCTACGATGGCGGCGGGCGCATGTTAACCGGCAAGGTGAGCAATCCCTACTTGGTGTCGTTCCTGGTTGGCGTGGTGTTGTTCGTCGTCGTCGAGGGCATCAACTTCGCGGCAACGTTCAACCGCGACCGCGGTGAAAAGCTGAAAGGGACGCACGCCAACCAACTAGCGTTCTTGAACTTAAACAGCTTGGTTGGGTGGTGTTTCGTGCTGACGCTGGCCACCGTCGCCATGCTCGAAACAATCCCTGGTCTAGCAGCTTGGTATTATGGCGAAATAACCGGCAGTGACCTTGGCTTTCGGATCGGCATCCTGATTCTACCCTTCTTTAGCAAGATGGGCGCGAACATTTTCTCTGTATCCATGCTCCTGGATGCGCTTGAAGGCACGTCAGCGGCGCGGCGTCAACGGCGCATTCAAGAAAAACTGGATGCGGCAAAATTAGAGATCGACATTGAAACACAGCGCAATGAAGCCGCCATGAAATTAGCCCAGCAAGAAGCGGAACATAAGCAACGCCTAGAAATCGAACGCATGAAGGCGGAAGCAAAGCTTGCACCCAAAAGTGTTAAGCAAAGTGTCCAGCGTGACGAACCGGAAAGTGTTCAGTCAGGTGTAGTGAACACAAATTTGGCGTCCACTGAACAGCGATTGAACACGCTGATTGACACGCTACTGAACACCGGTTGGCACGGTGTAAAGCCTTTGGCAGATGCACTAAAGGTCAGCCGGACAACGGTTTACAAAGACCTTGATACGTTGGTGGCGCGTGGCCTTTTGCGGATCGTGCGCGATGCTGACGAAAAGATTGTTGATGTCGTGGTGATTCAAATCTCAATGGAAATTCCGCATACTGTTATTCATGTCAATGGAAAGGCTTAGTCTATGGAACTTACCATCAATCTGACGCCCAACACCGCGGCCATGCAATTGAAATACGACTACGATCAGCTTGACATGCCCACCGGCAACACGGTGCGCGGCGCAGCCATTGAGATCAAAACCCACGCCGAACGCGCCAAGAGCAGCATGATCATCATCGGCCAGAAGCTCACAGAGGTCAAGGCCCTGTTGCCACATGGTCAGTTCGAGGACTGGTGTCAAGTCGAATTCGATATGAGCCAGCGCACGGCGCAACGGATGATGGCAGCCGCGGAAGTGTTCGGCGGCAAAAACGACACAGTGTCGCTTTTGAGTGATAGCGTCATGTATATGCTGTCCGGTCCTAGCGTGCCTGAAGCAGCCCGCATTGAGGTTGTCGAGCAGGCTCAAGAGACTGGCAAGTCACCAACTAAAGCCGAAGTGCAGGCGGTGATCGATAAGCATAAGCCAGACGAAGAACTACGGAGCAAGTGTCACGGGATTGAATTTTGGTTGATGGGAAAAGGCTGGAGCGGGTTTGGCTATCAGCGAGACGACGGCAAACACATTAGCGGCGTTCAGAAGGGCGAGCATAGGTTCTCCTGGATCAATGGTGACTGGCCCGACACATACGAAAAGGTCAAGGCCGCGGAGAAGATTGAGCGGGCAGCCATAGCAGCGTTTATCAAGCTGACACCGCCCAAAAACGACACTGTGTCGCCTTTGCCGCCGTCCGCCCCAGCCCCGTTAACGGGTGAAGAAACCAGGGCAATGATTTGGCGAGCTTTGCGTGAGAATGGACCGGCCAAAGATGCCAATGCCGATCCGCAGGAGTGCAAAGCGTGGCTGTATCGGAATGGTGAACCAAAGGACTACATCAAGTTTATTCCTATGCATCGCTCGATTGACCAATACACGTTCAATGTAGAGATCAACATGGCGCGCCGTAGCCTTGACGCTGACGAGCAACAGCCCGCGCCTCAACCGTCCGAAACAGAGGAGCAGCGCAGTAATCGTATTCGTCAAGAGCTACGCGACGATATGAGTGCTTACCTGAAAAAGAAGTTTGCGGCCACGCCAGAACCACCGCCAGACCGTCCGTTGCCCGGCTGGGTTGATGGGGAGCCGGACAAGCCGTTCATGGATGAAGACGAGGGCGACGAGGCGCACACGAGTGCAACGGTTGATTTGTCGCAAGAAAAGGGAGAAAATCGCTCATCGATGGCGCAACCTGAACCAACAGATCGTCAGTTTCAAATCAAGCTTGTCTTAGCGGCCTTTCAGGTTGCACAAGAGAAGTTGGATGACTACGGCCAACTGACCGGCCATTTCACTGACATCCCTCCAGCGCAGCGCATTCTGGAGAAGCTTATTAAGAACTTGCAAGACAATCTGACGCAGTAGACGCGCGTGATCGGTGTGGTATCACCGATCACGCGCTGACCCAACCGTTGACAGGAGCAACGATGGGGCTATGACGCATTCTATCATAGCCGCCTTCTTGCACACCGTTGACGGAATCCGTCAACGGTGTTTTTATTTCCAAGCCATTACAGGAGAAGGCTATGACCATCCAACAATTTACCAACGAAGAGTTTGACGAACAGAAGGTGAACCGTCACGAAGTGCGCCAAGTGTTACGGGGCGTGCGCCAGTTGACGCCAGAGGCGTGGGCCGAGGCGCGCCGGCAGCGGGCGGCGGCGCGGACAGAGCAGGCGGCAACGGAGGCGTCATGCAGCACGTTGCCACCCTTATCCTAATCGGTCTGCTCAACTACGCGGCGCGGTCATGGTTGGAGACGGGTAAAACGACAGTGGCGCTACTCATCTTCGCGACGACCGCCCTAGCCAATGCTCTAGCCCAAGCCTTTGTTCCCGGCCTTGACGGATTCGCTTACGCCGTGATTGCTTCAATCGCTTTAGTTCTTTTAGTGACAAAGGAAGGTTAAACATGAATATCAAAACGAAGTTTCTGGCTGGGCTGGTCCTGGCTTTTGTTTTATCCCTGATGCCTCGCCCAGCGTATGCGTGCGATAGTCTGCTGTGTCTCGGCGACATCTTTGGTTGGACGGATGTAGCTAAGGTTCACAGCGACCGTGATCAGCAACTCGCCAACATCAAAGCCAAGCAAGCGCAGGATGTGGCCCGCATCAACGCCGATGCGCAAGCCCGCATCGCTGAGGCTAACCGAGAAATCGAAGCGCAGCGGGTGCAGGGTCAAATCAGTGCAGCGAACGCCAAAGCGATGGCCGACGCCTTCGCCGCCACGGTCAACGCCAAGCGTGATGAGTACATCGGCGCATTGACCCAAAATGCCCAGGTCGCCATCAGCGGAATCAACCAGACCGGAGAAACCGAACGCAGCCGGATCGGGTGGCAAGCCAAGACCGACATGCTGACTATCGTCATTGTCGGGATCTTGGTGCTATTTGGGCTAGGAATCGCCGCCTACATGCTCAACAAGCGCCAAGGCCCGCAGCCGCCGCAACAGGTTGTCGTCATGCTGGCGGGATCGAATCCCCAGCATCGGCAACTTGAACGACCGCAAACGATTTATCTACCACGCAACCAAGTCAACTTAATCGAGGAGGATAAGCACTATGAAAACCGATAAGGGCTTAATGTCCATCGTCCTGATCGCCGTTCTGCTGGCCGGTGGCCTTTTCGCCCTGGACTGGCGCACTTCTAGCCACGCCCAAACGACTGTAATCGTGTTGACCGTCACGCCGCTGGCGCAAACAATCAACCCGCCAGTGCCGCTGAACAATGTAAGTGGAGCTTTGCCGGATATTGCCGACTTCTTGAGGACCGCCGGCATTACCCAAGATCCCCAGGCCGTGCCGGTGGCCCAGGCCGCCCAGGTTTCCCAAGCCGCACCGCCGCCCGGTCCGAGTGTGACGGGCTGGCTTGACCCCAGTTTAGGCAAGGTGATCATCGTGGACGGCGTCAGCCGCAAGATGAAGTGTGAAGGATTGGAAGGCAATAGCGATTTTGGCGGGTTGAACGATGCGCAGAAGGTAATCGCCCGCGATGCCTGTAATCAATTGAGGTGAGCCGATGGAAACCTTGACTTTGGAAGCGCCGCCGGTTGTTGAAATCCCTGAACCGGCTGCGGTGAATGAAATTGTACGCTATGAGCCGCCAAGCACAGCACTTGAGCCGGTACAGCCGCAACAGGATAGCGAGATTGTCGATGCTACTTGGCGGATTGTGGATGATGCACCGAGCAACCAGGCGGCCATAGAACCCTGGACGCCGAGCGCAACGGATAACGGCTGGACGCCCTACCAACCACAAGCCGCGGCGCTTCCAGAGCCAAAGCCCTACACGCTCAATCAGCAGATGGCGGATGAATGGCAGCGCAACGGCTGGACTTTTGAACGACCAACGCAGGAATTGAGCGTTGGTGAACAGATGGCGCAACCGGCACCACGGACACAAACACAACCCCAACGCCAGGGGATCGCCAGTATGATGCCAGTGGATCGCCAGCAGATCTGGCTAGAAATGCCCGATTTTGCCGGGTGGATATTTAGCCAAATCAACGACTTTCTTTCCTTCCTGACGTTCGGTTTCGCCGGGGGCAGCAACACAGCGCCACGGTACACACCAGCCAAGCGGGTCTTGTTCGTCACTCGCTTGGACTTTGGCGAAACCCTTGGCGCTTACCTGGTTGGTCAAGGCTTACCGCTCCAGGTGGAAGGGGAGGAAAAACGCCGGGGCAATATGCCGGAGTATAAGTTTTCAATTTCGGCCAATCATCTCAAGTGGGGTTTGCGCCTGATGCGTGACTACGGATGCGAACCCACTTACGACAAGGAACGCGAATTGTGGGAGGTCTTGCCCGTATGAATCCGAAAAACTTGTTAACGCCGCTGGTTGTCGCGCTGGCCTTCTACGTTTCGTTCATCTTGCTGGCCGACAATACGCTGCTTCAAAAATCGCTTGTGTTTTCAATGACTTTGTTCCTTTATCTAATCGTCTTCTATAGGAAGGATAATATGCCAAAGATTCAGACCGTTTACTCTCCGGCCACGCCGACGCCAACAGCGCAGCGCCAACCGTTCGCCACGCCAACAGGCGCACGACCGGCCACGGTGCAGCCGCAACGGGCCGGGGCTATCACCAATGAGATGGTAAAGATCAACAACTGGCTGCGCCTGCATGACTTGCGCGTACAGGTTAGCGGTTCAACGACCACGCCGGATTATTACTGTTACGCACTGATGCGAGCGCCGAGCGCTTCCTGGTCCAATCTAAGCCAGAAAGTTTTGAGCGATTTGGCTTATGAAATCTTCACCGCCCGCGGTGGTGGCGACCCGGTGACGGTAACGTTCAACGAACAACCGGCTTACCTACGAGTGACCAAGGAACGGCGCGAAGTATTGCCTTGGTCGGCACGCTTGAAGGGATTGACGACCTACACCGCACAGGTGGGGGCAAGCTTGAGCGGGACTGAAATGAAGTTGGTTAAGGTCAACTTGGTTGATCAGTCCGACATGCTGCCAAAGGATTATCTGGTTGGCGTGTTCTCCAGTTCAGGCGGTGGCAAAAGCAACGTGTTGCGGGCTATGGCCTTGAGTGTGCTTGAAAACGCCGACCCAGCCAATACCGAATTCTTTTTCATCGACCTGGACAGCAATCAGTTCGATAGCTGGCTACGCCTTCCACATGTGCGCTTTGTCGCTGGCACCGAGCAAGAGGCGCTGGGGCTACTGAATTACTTGGTGCAAGGCATGGAAGGCAACCGGGGCCAAGAGAACACGATCCGCCGCTTCCTGGTGATTGATGAATTGCAGATGTTGACGGCGCAATCTGACAACGCTGATGTATTCAATGACTTGCTTGGCAAGTTGGCCCAACGCTGGCGCAAACACGGGGGCTGCATGTTGCTGGCGACCCAAGACCCGACCGGCGCCAATTACCCAACCGCCTTGCAACGCAACACGAAGGTGATCATGGCCGGGTTGACCGAGGATGCGTCTTACCTGAAACGCTTCCTTGGTGTTGACGGGGCTGACCAGTTGCGGGGGGACGGTGATTTTCTCATCAAAAGCGCTGGCCGCCAAAGCAACTTCAAAGCCTTCTATCTATCCAAAGACGACATTCGGCAAACGCTGGACGCCATCGTAGCGCGGTGGGGGGAGGATTACAGTACGCTCGAAATGGTGGACACCGACGCCAGCGAAGACGCGCCAACGAATGAGCGGATCACGTTGCCACCAGCCGCCAAGCCAAAGCGGACGCAAGCCGAGATCGACGCCGACGCTATCATGGTCTACTTGGACGAAGCTTATGATTTCGACGCCGGAGCGCTGCGCAAAGGCTGGGGCGTGAAGTTGTTGGAAGTGCTTTATGGTAAACAAGTACAGAATGCCGGAAATTATAAGACCCGGTTGGACAATGCGGTGAATGCCGCCCTAACCCGCCTAACGAACGAACAATCCTAACCTAACTAACCTAACTAACGCGCTGAAAGAGACGGAAAACGACGAAAAACAGGCTTTTTGCTCACTCGCGTTAGGTTAGTTAGGTTAGTTAGGCAGGAGAAATTAGGTTAGTTAGGCACGTTAGGAATAGGTGAACGAATGAAAAAAGGTAATGCAATCGTGGGGATTATCGCAGCCGGGGCGCTATTCGGGCTGCTGATGTTTATCAAGCAAAATTTAGGCGACACGGCTTCACTTGCTTTCTTGTTCTACTTGCTGGGCATTCTGACGGCCGTCATCTGCATGAGCCTTGGCGGTCAACTCAACGACCAAGGGCAGCGGGCCTTCATTCAGGGTCTTGCACAACTCAAAACGGTGATGGCGCCGACAATGCGTGAGGATGCACGCACGCAGGGCTACATTGACCGCATGAATGTCAAGGCCACTATGAACACCAAACCGGCAGACCCGGCAGACGTGGAAGCCGCTAATTTTTACCAAATGTTTTCCCAGGAAAACCGCACCAATTATAATTAAAGCAAAGGAGAATACCCCATGATTTTTTTAGATATTGAAACGTTAGACTTTTTTTCTGATGACCATATTAAAGCGTTGCCGCGTGCCGAGCAACTTAAGGCTATGCGCTTTGGTTGCGCGGTGACGTGTTTCGTCAATGATGAGGTTACGGCCGATGAGCCGGTTTGGCAGGAATGGACCGCAAACCAAATCGACGCACTGTATCACTATCTCTGTTGGGCGAATCAACCCATTTGCGGCTGGAATAGTCTAGCCTTTGACTGGCCGGTCATCCTGGCCAACGCCGAGCGCGCCGGGGTCAATCTACTCCAAATTGAGCATGAAGCCGTGCGCCACGTCGACCTGTTCGACTTCATCCGCATAAAGACCGGGCGTTGGTACTCGCTCGAAACCGTAGCCCAGCACAACCTTGGCCGCGGCAAGCTTGCCGACGGACAGAAGGCAGCGGAGTGGCTACGCAGCGGTGACGCTGCCTTGGTGGCCAAAGCGATGGAGTACTGCCGTTATGACGTCCAACTGACGATGGACCTAACCGCCATCCTGCGCAGTGGTGAGCCGTTACGATTGCCGCCACGGGCGCAGCGACAAGAGTTGAACGAGGTGTTGATCTGGAATGACCGCAGGACTGAACGTATACCGGATGCAAGCGGGGCGGTATCGACCAGGTAGAAAACGGGGCCGTAGGAGTCAACTCCTACGGCCCTTTTTATTTTGCCAAACAAAAAAGCCGGTCATGCGTTCCCCCGATAGCGGACTTAGGCGTCCGCACGCACAACTGACTTCGTGCTTTATAGTATACGCCTGCTCATGACGAGTTGTCAATAGTACCAGCGTCGGGAGCCTGTATGGGCAACGGTTCCGGCGCTGGTGGCGGTGTGGCCAGCAACTCATCAATCAACTGGACGGCCCCCCGCATGCGTTCCCTGACCTGCATGGCCCGTTCGATGTCGATGCTGGCCCGCTCGATCCCCTCAATCAATTGTTTCCTACGTTGTTGCAAATCGATCATGTTACCCCTCACACTACGGAAAAGACTAAGTTTAAAGATACCCAACCGGCTGTACCGGCGACCAAGCTAATGTCGCCGCCGGTGCCGACATCGATCCGGCCCACGCCGCCATCAGTCAGGGTGACAAAGAGTTGGCTATAGCTGGCTGGACGGTAGCCGCTCGGCAGCGTGGCAATGGTCGCACCGCTGCCCGCCGTGCGTTTGCACAGGCCGCGCACAAACACCAGGTCGCCCATTTTCTTGTATTGCCCCACTTGCCAGCCGCTACCAAAATCGGTCCACGTCGTGCCGCCGCCATTGGTATACGGTAGCGATGACCACGAACCCAAATTCCCCGTGATTACAATTTGGTCCGCTGTCAAATCAACTTCACTGACAGCACCTAGCGCTTGCGATCCACCGTACAAAAGCACCGACGCATCGTTGCCGGTTCCCTGCCCATAAGCGCGCAACCAAATGCGGGTGGCCGTGCTGCCGTTCGGAATCAAGTCGAAGTTCGCTAGATTCCACCCGCTCAGTAAGCCGCTCGTTGGCTTTGCTTCGCCAATACTGAGCGAAGGTGCGCCGCTCAGATTCGACACATCCGGCCACCACTGCAAGGCGTGGGGGTCATAGGATGAGGAAATCCCGCCACCCCCCGCCTCTTGCATGTTGATGCCGCTGGATGCGTACATGCGAATCAGGCCACCGGCTGTCACGAAGTCGCCTTTGAGATAAGCGTCGCTGGTATACAGCCCGTACTTGCCCGCAAAGCTCCCGAAGTCTGTGTCGGTGATCCCACTCAGATTGCCCAGCCGCGCTTTTAGGCTAGGTCCCGTCGCCGGATGACCGGTCCAAGTCACGATCTGATAGTAGGGACTATTTGCCCCATAGATGCCATCCACGGTGGTCACCTCGGCATAGCCGTTGCCGGATACACCATAGTCCAGCACGATGGCGTCAGGGTCAATGGTGGTGGTTGGATACATCTGGCCAGCAGTTGCGCTGAGCGCAGAAAAGGTAGGGGATACCAAGAGACAGATCGTTGCACTCGTGGCGCTGCTGGCTAAGGTCGCGGTCTGGGTGCCAGGATTCGCATTCGAGGCTAGGAGTTTCTCCGCCGTGTAGATACCGATACTGCTACCTGCGCCGAGGTCTATGCGCTCCGTCATGCCCGCGGGTGGCGTGGCGCGCACATTGCCAGCCACACCGCCAAACATGATATACATGTCCTTGGAACTGCCAGGAATAGCGCCAGGACACGCCATAGACGTGCTAGAGGCGTTGGCTTGCCCGTTGACGTATGAGAGCGTGTAAACGTTGCTGTACGTCAACGCCGCAACGCCATAGGCCACAGACGACGCAAAGGTGAACGTGTAACTGCTGGGTTCGCTGCCGCCGGCAGGCTTCTGGAAAACGGTCAGCGTGACGCCGGTTGCGGCGACTTGACCCGCTTGCGAGAACCCAGCAGGTGGCGTAATGCCAATGGTTGCTGAGGTGGCGAAGGCAATCACGATCCAGTGACCGCTCAGTGTTCCGGTCGGTTTGTTGACGACAACGCTCGTTCCGCTGCCAACACTGGCCGCGCCGTAGTTGGCGACCTGCGAGATTGTATTGTTGGTTGATGTACCTGAGCGCGTAAGGGTCCACGTCTGCGTGCCGTTGCCGTTGTCGGTCGGTGATGTGACTTGCCCCCAACAATCGTCAATGTTCAAGGCTCCACCGGCGCGGCTGAATTGCCGGATGCGAATATAATCGTTGGCCTGAAAGACCTGCATCCCATGCGCGCTTGGCAGGTCTTTAACCGTCAGCGCGGCGGAATTGCCAGGATACGGCGCCGTGAAGGGTTGGGCCAACAGGGTGACGCTCTTGGTGATGATCTGCGCGCCGGCCAAGGCTTGCTCTAGATCGGCGATGAAGGCTTTGGCGTGGAGTTGCTCGGTATAGAGATACCGGCAATCAATCGAGCCGTCATAGCCCAGGTGCAGGCCGGCCAGTTGGCTCACGTAGTTGTCGGTGTTGATTGACGTAATGCCACTGTACCAAATGCTATTCGCGCCAATGGCTAAGCCGTTTGCACCGTCAGGCCGCAAATGGATAGAAGACCCGTCAAGATACAGTGGTAAATAGGTGGATGTTTCGCTATCGTAAGAGTTTAATATCCCGCCAACTGCTGCTGGCCCCAAATCCATCGTATACTGGTTGGCCGTCGCATTGCGCACGCGCGCAATCGCGTCGATGTAGGCAATGCCCCCACGCCCCGCCTGGGGGATATACTGCAAGTGATCATCGACATTCTTGTAGGTCAGCGCACCGTGCGGTCGGTCGGGGATGTCATACAGCGAAGCGCCACTTTTGTCGATGTCCGACCAACGGATCGTGCTGGGCAAGGTCACCCCGCTGCCGACGCCTACACTGCCGCCCCCGCCTAATTTATCTACCAAATGCGGGATGAGCGCATCGGCCAAGTTACTCAGACTATCAATCATCCTTGTTTTATCCCTGCTACGGTTGTCCACGCCCCGCGCGGCGTGATGCGTAGTTCGCCACTTTCGGCGTCATATTCGACCTCATCGATCATGAACGGCGTGATCTTGGTTGTCGCCAGCACTTCCGCCGGCAATGCTCTGATTTCCACCCACTTGCCCACAGGCAGCACGCCATCCTCTAGGGGACTGCCCAAATTGTCCGTCCATTCGCCATCCATGCCGAGGGCATAGGTATCGACGCTGCCCTGCAGCGGCTCTTTATAAATGCTGAGATAGCGCTGCGGCGTCACTTCGGCCAGTAGCCGCCGCCCATCGCTTGTGCCCCCCGCCAAGAGCGCCATTGCCTCGTCGTAGGCGCGCAGGCGGCCCTCGCGATACTGGTAGGTAAGCAGCCCCGATGTGTCCATAATTTGGCTACCCGCTAGGAACTGCCCAGCGCTTAGGGCGATGGCGGCGAGCTGCGTGGTCGCCTCCTCTTTGCCGAACACGGCGAACGGGATGTCCACGGGTGTGGGGGGCGTAATCCACGCTACCCCGTTCCAGGCTTTGGCCGTCCCCGCGGCGTAGGATTGATCCTCGTCCACATCGACCTGGTAATAGTTGGCGTATTCGCTCGCACCGCTGCGCCGAATCACGAGCCAGTAGGTCGCCCCAATGGTCAAGGTCGCTGCACCGGTAAGATTGAACGTCATCCAGGTGAGCGAGGTGGCTAGGTTTGCCGCGCTGATAGTGGCCGTGTCCAGCACCGTCCCCGGTAGCCCGGCATTGTCCGCACAGAGGTCAACGACCACGCTGTCGAGTGGCGTGTTGACCTTCATCACGCGGATCTGCGCTTCGTAGGCTTTCCAGTTGGCGCCACCGGTCGCCACGAACGACTGCGCCAATTTCTCGCCGATGGTGGTGAGGGTGACAGTGGCGCCGGGATTCTCGCGCACAAAGTTAGCCTCACAGCCTACGGCGTTACCGCGCTGCACCGTGACGAGCGGCCCGGTGCCATACGATGTAATCGTCTTGGCCACGGTCACAACATGATTGCCTTCCTGCACGGTGTCTACCCAAAAGTAGCCGTTGTTGGATGGATAGGTTGCGCCGCTGACCAAAATCAGATCGTTGGCATCCACAAAGGCAAAGTTGGACGCCGTGGTCAAAATATCGTCGCTGGTATTAAACCAAATCGACGTTGACGCCCAACTAGCCGCCGTCTGGTTGGTGCCGCGCGCCACGCGGAATGCACCATTGTTGCTGGCCGAGCCGCTGACTTGCACCCACTGATCGGACGCGAAGTAATTCAGCCGTCCGCCTATATCGTGGATGTAGTCGTTGTTGGGTTCAAAGCCGATGGTGTTGGCCGTAAGTTTTTGGCCCAGCGTGATGGCGGTGCCGCGGTTGTTGCTGGACTGCACCTTGCCGTCATTGCGACTGTAATAGGTGGCGGCTAGCGTCGAGAACCAACCCCGGCAGGTGAGGGTTACGCTGTCGGCTTCGCTGCGGCCTACAATGGCTGGCGTTCCCACCGGCTGCTTTAACGTGGCCAAGGTCAAGTCACGGTTGTAGATGGCCTGATCGGCGTTGGCGTTGCCCAGGCTCTTGATGAGTTCCCACGTGCCGTACGTTGCCCGGCTGTTGGCGTCTTCCACCCAGGCCGTCGTCCCCTTGCTGCTTTTCCCCGTTGGGTCTTGGTAGGCATAAATCACCTGCACGCGGTTGGCAATTTCGTCTAGGGATAGCCCGATTTGCAACGCGCCAAACTGTCCGTTGATGGCGGCCACATAGCCCCACCAAACCGGCGTCCCCTTGCGGTTGTAGACCACGACCGGACAGCGCAACCAATCGAGCGCTGCATAGAGCGCATAGCGTGGTCCGGTGGCGACGATGGTTGCTTCCTGCATACCGCCCAGCGCCGCGGCTGAACCGCGCACATAGGTTAATGTCAATTCGGGCGGCAGGACCATCGCTGAAAAGTCACGCTGCCCAAGGCTGACCGTAAATCGAGCCATAGAAATTTAGACCGCCGTAACGTTAACCAATCGTACGTACGCGTGGTCGATACCACGCCTGCACCTTCATCTTGCGCCCCGCCACAAAGTCCGTGCCCTCGTCAAAGAGAATGTAGAGCCGCTGTGTCTTGCCCGGATAGACCACCACGGGATCATAGTAGGGTTTGACAATCGGGAACTTGTTCGTACCATCCCAGTAGTACGCCCCCCCGCTGATGCCGTCATCTTCGACGCCCTCATTGTTGCTGGTGTTGTAGCCGATTTGTTCAATGCGCCTAAAGGCGTCGGTCGCCATGAGCTGCGTAAAGTCCATCGTCAGTGCGCCGGCCCCACTGGCGCGCGCCGTGATGATGAGCGCCGCCGCCGTCGTGTTGATGTTGTAGCCGCCGGGCGGGATCGGGAACGCCCCCAAATCCACCAGCTCATTATTGGCGCTGTTGCTGATCTCTCGGCCCAGTACCAGCGGCGCGTACAAGCCGCCAATGCTCGACCAGACGCCAGCGCGCAGTGCAGCGCCACCGCTGACGCTGCTGAACGCCGCCAAGACCCGGAAGGAACGCCCCTGGCATTGGCCCAGCAGCGTGTTGCTGAGCGGGAAGACGAAGGCTAGGCTGTTGTGTGTGATACCGCCTGCACCCCAGCTCTGGCTGGCCCCGCCGCTGGCTTCACTGCCCAGCAGCCAGCAGTCGATGCTGGTCGGGCTACTGTTGGCATTGTTGGCGATATAGAAGTTGCGCGGCGCGATGGCGCTGCCGGCCGTGTTCAGGATGCGCAAGCGGAGCGGGGTGGGCAGTACACCCGCGATCCGGTTACTGGCGATGCCCACCCAGTTGGTCGAAGAGGAGGCGTTGTCATTGTTGTAGACATCGACACCGCCGGTGCGTTCGCTCATCGTCCCGCTCGACAGAAAGACCTCATTTTCGATGCTGGCCTCCCAGAAGTTGCGCCGCGTCCAGATGACGGCCAGCTCGACCTGGTTGGTTGCAGCGTCCAGCTTGTGGCGGCCCGGCGTCTGGCTCCATTCGACGCGCCCGCCCAACACCTCGCTACGGTATGTCGTCCCCAGGGCCGTGACTGACGCCTCGACATACACCTTGGGCGTCAGCAGGTCCGTGCGGTTGGCGGCGTCATTGAGCAGGCGCTCAATGTCGTTGACTGCGCTTTGGATGGCAGAGGCTGCGCCCTCGCAGACGATGGTGGCCGTCTCGGTCACGGTGTCACCGTCGCCCGGCGCCGGAAAATACGTCACGCCCAGAATCGGGGACTGTTGCCCGGATAGGGTGACGGTCTGTAGGCCATTGTCGGTAATGCGAACCAGATACATGATTTAACGCCCCGTCGAACGTCTGCGCAGATTGTCGATTTGCCAGGCCAGCGCATGAATGTCTTTTCGGTCGTTGACGATGACGCGCTCGATGTTGACCAGGTTGCCGCCCCATTCCCCGCCGGCGCCGGCCATCATCCGGTTGGCTTGGCCGTTGGTGTAGATTTGACTGCCCGCCGGCAAGATGGCTTGGTCCGCCGGAATCGAGACCAGCTCGCGCCCGCGTTCGTTGAGGTGCGTCATGCCGCCCGCAAAATAGGCGTTGCCGCCGGCGTTGAACGGGTTCATGTCCGGCATACTCCAGTTGATCAGGGCATTGATGGCGTCAACAAAGCTCTGGATCCAGTCGGGTGTCGTCAGGTCCGGCCACTTAAAATTGAGCAAATTGTCAATGACCTTCGGCACATCCGGGAATTCCCAGTCCAGCAGATCGGCGATCACCTGCGGCGCATCTGGCCAGACCCAAACAATGATGTCCTTGATCGGTTGCGGCACATCCGGGAACTTCCAGCCGATCAGACCAATCACCTCGCGCGGCGTGTTGGGCCATTGCCAGTTGATGAAGGAGGTCATCCAGTCGGTCGGGCTTGGCCACACCCAGGCGGTCAGCGTTTCGATCCAGGCTGGTGCGCTGAAGTTCAGCGAAACATCACCGCTGACCAGTTTGCCCAGCCAGTCGACCAGCCCGGTAATCTTCTCGGTAAACGCCGCAACGGTTTGTCCCGCCGCCTCGAAGCCCAAATCCTTCAGGGTATTGCTGATCGTTGTGCCGATAATGGCGAAGCTCGCGCCGATCACCGTGGCAAAGTTGGCGAGCGAGGTTTGCATAAACGTGCCAAGGGTCGTGACGATGGTCTTGGCCGCTTCCCAGGCTGCTGCCCAGTCGCCGTGAATCAGCGCCGTGACGAGCGCAACCGTGGCGGTGATGACCGTGGCCAACGTGTTCAGGATATTGGTCACCTGATTAATCGCCGCGCTCAGGATTGGCCCCAAGTTCTGGAAAGTCGCAGCCAGCAGGTTAATGTCATTGATGGCTATCACGCCAATAACCACGCCGATTAGAACGCCAAGCTGTGTCAAAATCGGTTGCAGCGCTGCCCAGAGGTTCTGGGCGGCCGCCAGCAAGCCCTGGAACTGGCCGCCCATGCCGCCGAGCTGCGTGCCGAAGGAAAGAATGCTTTCGCCCAAGCGCGTGATGGAGGGTCCAAAGATGGCAACCAGCGCATTCCAGGCGGCCTGGATGCCGGTGAATACGCCGCCCATCGTTGCCGACGCCGTAGTCACAGAACTAGTTATGGTGGCCCACGCCGTCGTAAACCAACTTTGGAGCGTGTTCAAGGCCAAAGGCAAGCTAACGCCCAACCAGGTCCACAATTGGGTTAGCAGCGGTCCCGCTGTCGCCATTGCTGTGTTGATGGCGGTGCTGATAGTTGTCCACGCCGTATTGAACCAAGTTTGCAATAGAGTGAGCGCGACTGGCAGACTGGTTTGCAGCCAGGTCCACAGTTGGGTTAGGATGGGTTGCAGGGCTGTCCAAGCGGCCAAGGTCGCGGCCTGGATTTGTGGCCAGACGCCTGCCCACCACGCACCGAGCGTGACCAGCGCGGTGACCAGTTGCCCTTGCAGCATGGTCCACAGTTGGGTCAGCACCGGCTGAATCGCTGCCCACACCGCCGCTGTCTTTTCCTGGATGCCGCCAAAATCAGCCGCCCAAGCCGCGGCAAGTAAGCCTACCCCGATGACAATCAGGCCCACCGGCGACAGCAGCGCACCTAGCAGCGTCCCAATCCACGACAGCGCCAACAAAACTGGCCCCGCGGCGGCCAACACGGCCAAGAAAGCTAATGCCGCATTTTTGACCGGTTCCGGTATTTTGCCGATGGCCGTCACAGCGTCGCCAACACTCCGAATGATGCCAGAGAAGGAATCGAGAAACGGCAGCGCAGTCTCGATCAGGAAAGAGTCAATGCTGCCTTTGACGTATTCGATTGCGCCGTTGAAGCCCTTCATGCGGGCGTTGGCCACGTCTTGGGCTACGCCCTCTTTGTTGACGGCTGCGGACATTTCATCCCAGCCGGTTGCACCTTCCTTGAGCAGGATGTTGGCCGCGCGGATGGCGTCGCTGCCGAACAGGGTATAGAGCGCCTGGTTGCGCAATTCGTCGGTCATTTGGACGGTCTTGGTCGTGGTCGATGCCTGGACGCCGCCGAGCTTCTGATACTCGGCTTGCGCCGCAGCCAAGACGCGGTTCAGCCGGTCTACCGCCACCACCTTATCTTTTTCGCTTTGCGCCACGCCGGCCACACCCGATTGATAATCGGCCAACTTCTGCTTGGTCTGGTTGATGATGTCGAGATAATGCTTGGCCTGCTTGCTGTTGGCGGACGTGGCCCCGGCGTTCTTCTCGGTGATGGTCATGGTGCCGTGCAGACCCTTCTGCAAATCGATCATGATTTCGTTGAGCGGCCGCATCTTGCCACTGGCATCGTAGACGTTGACGCCAAGCTGCTTCATCGTTGCCGCTGCCTCGTCGGTCGGTGCAGCCAAGCGCGACAGCATGGTCTTGAGCGAGGTGCCGGCATCACTCCCCTTGATGCCGTTGTTGCCGAGAATAGCCACGGCGGTCGCCGCCGTCTCAATGGACTGGCCATAGGACGCGGCCACCGCGCCCGCCTGG